ATTTGCTGGTAAATATGCAGGAGTGACAAACCTATTTGCTGCTGGTGCTACTCAGGTTTATAAGTACAACTCCAACAATACCAACTTAGATTCTGTAAGCACTACCTATACGGCTGGCAATCCACCATCATGGGATGTGACTCAGTTTGGCTCTAAGATGATTATTGCCAATGGTGTAAATAAATTACAAGCCTACGATATGGCTGGTGGATCGTCTTTTGCTGATTTGGCTGCTGCTGCTCCTACTACTAAATATGTAACTGTTGTTCGTGACTTTGTTGTAGCTGCTGATGATGGAAGTAACAATAACAAGGTATATTGGTCTGATATTAATGATGAGACAGATTGGACTCCTAGTTCAGCTAGTCAATCAGATACACAGATTCTTCCTGATGGTGGAGACATTACAGGTTTAACAGGTGGTGAAACTGGCTTAATCTTTATGGAACGTGCTATCTATCGTATGACTTACGTAGGTTCTCCATTTTTCTTCCAGTTTGATGCTATTTCACGTACATTAGGTTGCTCTACTAACGGTTCTATTGCTCAATTTGGTGGTATTACATACTTCTTATCGGATGACGGTTTTTATGCGTGTGATGGACAGACCGTTAAGAGTATTGGCGCTGAAAAAGTAAACCGTTGGTTCTTTGATAATGTTATTCCTAGTGAAATACGTACATCAATGAGTTGTACTGTTGATCCAGTGCGTAAATTAATAGCATGGAACTTTAAAAATACGTTTGGTAGTCGTTATTTATTACTGTATTCCATTGATTTAGGTCGTTGGAGTTATGCAGATACTACAGCTACGTCAGTTGCGTATGGTTTGACACCTAGTGCCACACTTGAACAACTTGATATTTACTTTTTTGATACTACTAAAACTGGAACATACACACAAAGTGGCTTTACTGTTACTGTTAATGTAACAGATCATGGATTAGAGACTAATGGTCAAATGAGGTTTGATGCAACTACTGGTGCTGGAGTAGATGGAACATTCCAAGTAACTAAAGTTAATGCTAATTCGTTTACATTCCAAGCTGTTGCAAGTGCAACTATTACTAGCTCAAACTGCACAATAACATTACCTAATCTTGATATTACATCAGAAGAAATACCGCTAGATTCACGTGTTTGGGCTGGTGGAATACTTATATTTATGGGTGTTACTGGTCAAAAGATTGTTTCTTTCTCTGGTCAGTTTAAGTCTGCTGCTATAACGTCAGGTGATATAGATGTTGGCAGGTCTGTTATCACATTTGCTAGACCAGTTATTGATAATGGAGTTGGTTCCATAGCGGTTGCTAGTCGTGAATTACTAACGGATAGTATTACATTCAGCTCACCAGTAACGGCTAATAGCGAGGGTGGAGTACCATTGCGTTCTGCTGGTCGTTATCATAGAGTCAAGATGAGTACATCTAGTACATCATGGAAAACTGCTGTGGCTACTGAAATAGAGATAGTTCCTCAAGGTAACCGATGACTGTATTTAATACATTACCTATTTCTGGTGCTGACAATCGTGTGGTTGCTGATGTTGTCCGTGGCATTATGGATGGCAAGACGAATAATACTGGTACTGTTACTTTGGCTGTAGCTGGTGCAACTACTACAACTATTAATAATGAGCGTATAGGATACGATAGCATTATTCTGCTTACACCATTAACAGCGAATGCAGCTTCTGTCTTATCTACTACGTATATTAGCAATAGGACTCAGGGAACTGCTACGATAACTCATTCTGCTAACGTGATTACTGATAAAAAATATGGCTACATTGTGGTGGGTTAATGGAATACAGATATATTAATCCACAGGAACTGCGTAACTGGTGGGCTAGTGTTAAGACTGGCTTAGAGAAGATTAAAACCAAGAGTCCAGAAAACTGGATTATTGAGGACGTATATACGGACTGTTTTAACCAAAAAAGTCTGTTATTTGTGCTGATAGAGAACAACCACTATGCTGGATTCTTTGTTTTACAGCCACAAGGTGAAACAATGCACTTATGGGCTGCTTATTCGTTAGAAAATAGTTATGATATTGTCGGAAATGCCTTAAAATACATAAAAGGCATGGCGGCAGATGCTAAGGTTAAATACATAACATTTTCTAGTCATAGGCGCGGTTGGAATAAGAGGGCGGCTAGTTACGGATTCCGTCCACGACAATGGATTTGTGAGGTGTGATATGAGTGGTGGCGGCGGAAGTCAAACAAGCACAACAACTGCGAGCATTGATCCTCGTATAGCTAAGTACGTAGATTTTGCTTTAAAAGAAGGTCAGAGACTCTATCAAGGTGGCGGTCCTAAATACTTTGAAGGTCAGAACTATATCTCTCCTTCAGAGGCTACTCAGCAATCGCTACAAATGGCTAGGGAACGTGCTTTAGGCGGCTCTCCACTTATTAAGGCTGCACAGCAGGAGACGCTAGATACAATCGCAGGACGAGGCGTTAATCCATTCCTAGCTGGTGCTTTAGAAGGTGTTAATCGTCAGGCTGGTGTTGACTACACAAAGAACATTCAGGCTTTAAATTCTGCTGCTTCTTCTGCTGGTCGTTACGGTTCTGCTGCTCAAGGTCAACAAGAAGGTTTAGCTCAGGATATATTTGCTAGAAACCTAGCTGAAGCTGGTAATCGTATGGCTTATAACTCTGCTGAGGCTGAACGTGCTCGTCAAGTTGCTGCATCTCAATATGCTGTTCCTATGGCTAATGCTGATTATATGGATATTGATAAGCTATTAAAAATTGGTCAGATTGGCGAAGGTTACGACAGGACTAAGCTGCAAGCTGATATGGATCGTTGGAACTATAACCAAAACTTGCCAAATATGAATTTACAGAATTATGCTCAGTTGTTTTCTAATGTTCCTCAAGGAAGTCAGACTACACAGACAGCTACGCCAACAGGAGGCAAATAATGAGCGGAATGGAACCTATGTTAATTGGTGCTGCTCTTGGTGGTGGTATTTCTGCTGCTAAAGGTGGAAACCCACTTACAGGCGCATTAATTGGTGGTGCTACTGGCGGTCTTGGTGGATCATTTGCTAGTGGATTTACTGGTGCTCCTTTGACTGCTGCTGAAGGAATTATGGGTAGTGGTGCTGGATATGCTGGTAATGCCCTTGCTACTGCTCCTACATTTATGCAACAACTTGGTGGTGGTGTAATGGGAGTTAAGGATGCTTTAGGTGGTGTTAATACGTTTATGAATGCTAATCCTGTAACGTCACAGATTGGTTTTGGTTTAGCTAAAGACTTAATGCAGCCAGATCAGCCTATGCCATACGCTCCAGTAGGTAAGATTCAACGTGGTCAATTTAACCCAGTGGATTACATGAGCCTATTAAACCCACAAGGTCGCGCTAACCAACAAAATCAGTATGCTCAACAACCAATTTCTTTGCTATAGGTGAAATATGGCAATTTCTGATTATTTAAGTTACCTAAATCCAGCGAATATTAATATATTTGGCGTAGAAAACTCTAACTATGCTGGTCTTTTGGAACCACAAGATGCGGCTGCATTATCTAAACGATCTAACATTGCTGGTCTATTAGGGACTGCTGCGGCTATTGCTCAAGGCATGGGATCACAAGGTCCTAGACGCTCTGCTACACAGAATATATTGTCTGCTTTAGGTGCTGGTTATGGAGCATCAGGTCAAGCGTATCAAGGTGGTATTGAGCAAATGGTTAATGCTCAGAAGTTAGCTCAAATAAAATTGCAAATGCAGCAAAATACAGCTACGCAACAATCTATTACCAATATGCTAAATGACCCAGCTATTGCTAATGATCCACTAGCTATTGCATACATTCGTAGTAACCCTGCTGATGCTATTAAAGAATACGCACAACAGAAGGCGTTCCAGAGAGAGCGTGAAGCTACTAGACAATCTATGTTTGGTACTCAAGCTCCTCCGGCTCAAGGTGGTCAAGTTGAAGGTGCTGCATTGCCAACACAAGGAGCGCAAGGTAATTCAGAGATAGCCATGCTAGAGCAACAGATTCAGAATACGATGGCTGATGCTGCTGCTTATGGTGCTCGTCGTGATCCTGCTAAACAAAAATCTGCATTAGATTCTGTTGAGAAATTACGTGAACGTCAGGCTAGTTTATTGGTTGGCGAAGTTGATATTCGTGACCGTATTAAAAATGCTCCAGATACATATAAGCCGCAATATAAGACTATTGCAGATTTAAAAGAAACTGGTGTTCTTAAAGGTAAAGAATTACTTGATGCTATTCAGAAGATTGATACTGCTGTATTAGAGTCTGGTAAACAATATCGCTACGATGGAATTACTGGTCAATATGCGTATCAAACGTTTGGTACTAATGATGCAACTAAGTTAAGTCCAGAGCAAAATCGTAATATATTGGCATACGCTAATGCTCCTACTCAGGCAGATCAAACAAAGATTGCTATAGATGCTCAAAAGCTAAAGTTTGAAACTGGTACTGCTCCTGCACTACCTATGTCTCGTGAACAGTTTATACAAGGTCAAGTAGCTGCTCCTGCTCCTATGGAAGGTCAAACTGCACCACGTATTAGAGGTCCATTAGAGCCAATGGCAAATGCTCCTGCTCCTATGGTTGCTCCAGAATTGCAACGTGCTGGTGAGGTTCTTGTTGCTCAACCACAAGCAGTTCAGCCATCAGTAGTAGCACCAACTATTAGACAGCCACAAGTTCAGCCACAAGCGGTTGCTCCTACTATTAGGCAGCCTCAAGCTATTGCTCCTAGTGTTCAGCCACAAGTACCACAAGCACCACAAGCTCCAAAAGCAAAGCCAGCAGTTGATATTGGTAAAGTAACCCCATTAGTTCAACAGCCTGATGCAAAAGTTCCTCCAAAAGAGAAACAAAAGATAATTGCTGCTCAACCTGCAACTATTGCGTTAGTAAACTATACGGCTACTCAACTTGTTGATGCTAGAGATGCTGCACAAGCATTGCTTAACAGCCCTAAAGAATTAAAAGCTATTTCTGGATTAACAGGTCCTGCAATGGCTAAAATAGCTGGTACTGATGCTTTTACTGGTGCTGCAAAGTTAGAAAATCTGCAAACACGTTCATTTGTTAGTGAAATTCAGAAAATGAGAGCTGCATCTCCTACTGGTGGTGCTGTTGGTAGTGTTACAGAAAAAGAAATGGGAGCATTGTCTAACATTCAAGCATCATTGAAAGCAGGTCTAAAAGAGACTGAATTAAGAAAGCAATTACAGCAATATATTAATAGTGCTAATCGTGCATTAAAGACAATCCCTAATGAATATGCTCGTACTTACGGTTATAACGGTGAGTTTGACGATATTCTTAAAGGTGGAGTTATCCAACAGCAGCCTAGTGGATTACCTCGTGGTGTAACGGTAAAGAGGAAATAAATGTCTAAGTTTACTTACGATGTCACTATTCCTAATCGTGGAACATTTGAAGTTAAATCAGATACAGAGCTTACAGATCAGCAAGCGTATGATTATGCGCTTCAATCAATGCCTCCTAGAACTACTGGTGAAGAATTAGTTCGTAGTTTAGGTATTACGGCTAGAGGAGTAGCTCCTGTGGCTACTGGTGCTGCTATAGGTGCTCCATTTGGTCCTGTTGGAATGTTGGCTGGAACTATTGCTTTACCTGCTGCTGAATTAGCTACACAAGCTGCTAACGTAGCATTACCACAACAGTATCAAATTCCATCTCCTGCTGGTGCTGTAGAGAATTTAATGACTCGCATGGGATTGCCACAAGCAGAAACAACAGCAGAACGTATGGCCCAATCTGCTGCTGGTGCATTGTCTGGTGTTGGAACTCAAATAGCTACATTGCCTACATTGGCAAGAACAGCAACTACGGATTTAGGTAGAAAAATATCAGAAATGTTATCTCAATCATCTGGTAGACAAATAGCTGCTGCTGCTCCTTCTGCTGTTGTTGCTCAAGGTGTTGGTGAAGAATTTGGTCCGTTAGCTGGTGCTGCTGCTGGTATGGCTACTGGTGCTGCGTTTGGTGTTGGTGCTCGTCCTAGAGTTGGTCCTACTGCTGAAGATTTGGCTGCAAAATCTAGTCAATTGTTTGAACGAGCTAAAGAATCTGGCGTAATGTTTAATGCTCCTAAGTTTGCAAACAAGATGACAGGTGTTATGAATAGCCTAAGAGATGAAGGCTATGAAGCTGGTAGTGCATATCCAAAACTAGATATTGCATTTAATCGATTAACTGATCCGGCTACTCCTAAAGATTTCACAGGTCTTGCTAATTTACGTAAAACAATTCAATCTGCTCAAGCTAGTATTGATCCACAAGAACGTCGTTTAGCTACTA